GCCCCCGCCCCCGTGCGCCACCGCGGCCGCCGCGCCGCCCCCGCCCCCCCCCGCCCCCCCCCCCCCCCCCCCCCCTGCCACTGGAGAGTGGCGACGGCCTCCGCGTCACCTCGAGCCCCGATGACGGCGGCCGAGGTGACGATGAGGCCCTGAGGCGGGACGGGCGCGTACTTGCTCTGCGGCGTCTCCGGCCGGGGGTTCTTACCGTCAGAGTTGACGGCCCCCAGCACGCCCTTCTGGCGCTTGGCGAGGCGCGACAGAACGTCGTCGAGCATGGTCCCGAAGGTCGTGTGCCCCTGGCAGCGCCCGTTCTCGGTCACCGAGATCGAGATTTGGGTGACGCGCATCCGCTCAAGGCCCTTGCCGCGCTCGACCTGAATCCAGTCGCCGAGGAGGTAGTCATCGAAGGGGAGCCACTGGAGGTCGTCGGCCTCCCACTCGCGCTTCACCTCGGCCGCGGGCGTGGCTCCGGTCTTCAAGGTCAGGTCGGCCACGCGCCGGGCCGTGGCCTCCAGCTCAACGCCGCCGGCGCTGACGACCTTCTCGGTGCGAGGCATTCCAGCGGGGGCCTCAGGGTTCGGGAAGGTCCAGGTGCGGCCGCCGTCGCCCTTCACGAGGACGTGGGTGCACAGCTGGGACCAGTCCAGCTTCTCCGGGGCCGACGTCGTGCCGGCGCTGAGGCGCCATACGACGGCCGTGTTCTCGCGCTTCAGGGCGGAGTCGGCGTTGTAGACCTGAAGGGTACGGCCGCGCCACCGGTAGTCGATCATGCCCATGTTCATGAGCGTGTCCAGGATCGACTTGATGGAGACCGAGGGGTCGAAGGCGATGGTCGTCTGGAACGCCCAGCCCTGCCCGGCCGAGTCCGTCGAGGTGCTGACGTCCAAGGTCAGCCCAGCGCCCCATCCCCGCTTTACGGCAGCGTCCCACACGGTGCGCAGAATCTCTCCCGCGTTGCGGGAGGTGAACTTGTACTTCCCGTCCTTGTCCATGGCGGCCAGGGGGACGTTCCACACCAGAGCGCCCTCGAGCCGGTGCCCGATGTGGATGAGGTCGGCCTTGCGGTGCTCGGTGCCGTCGTCCACGAGGTTCCACTCCGAGGACAGGTTGACGAAGCGCGCGTTGTACGGCTCGTGCCAGGTCTGCCCGTCGTAGCAGAGCTCGACGGCGATCTCCACGGACGAGTCGAGAAGCTCGCCTCGTACGCCCTGGTCCCCGTTCGGGTAGGACAGGGTGAGCGAGGGGGTGGCCTGCCGGGGGCAGGTGAACGTGCCGGCCAGGGCGTCGGGGAGGACGCCCAGGCGGGCTCCGGCCTGCTCGTAGGCGACGTAGCGCATAGCCATGCCGCGCGCGTACTGAGGATCGCGAGGCATCAGTAGGCCATCCTCCCGCGGAAGCGGCCGGCCGTGCCGGTCAGCGTCATGGAAATCTTGCCCTCAGCGTTCGGCGTGGCCCGGAATCCTCCAGGGCTCATCGAAATCTCCCCGTCGGCGGGGCGCGCGTTCGGCTGAATCTCCCACCACTGGGAGGGGTTCTTCCAGGCCCGGTAGCGGGCGATGTCGACCAGCAGCCGCTCCCCGCCGTTCAGGGTGCCGGTGAAGGTGAACGAGGTACCTGAGACGTTGTCGCGGACGGTGCAGGTCTGCGCAGTCGGCTCCAGGAGGAGCTTCCCGTCGGCAATCGGCATCACGCAGCCGTTGAACTTCGACATGTCGTGGAGGTGGTCCACGATGTCGACGGTGCCTCGCCACAGGCCGGAGACGATCTCGTAGGTGATCGTGAACGAGATCGTCTCCGAGTGCGGGTCTAGGACCGGCTCGACGGAGGACGACGGGCGCACCAGCGCCTCCCGGGCAGCCTGCCCGGCCGGCGTGTACTGGAGGGTTTGAAGCCGTCCGAAGGCGTACAGGCGGCGCATGAGGTCCTGATAGTTCTGCTCCAGGCGGGCCAGGCCGCCCTTGCAGCGGTTCCCGTTCCGCCCGTCTTCCCAGGAGAACACGGTGAACTTCAGGGCGACGGTGGCCGACTTCAGGACCGTCGGAGCGATGGGGAGCACTCCGAATCGCCCCGGAATGCTGACGGACGTGCTCCAGGGCTCGCCGCGGGTCGATAGCGTCGTCCCCTCGGTGAGCACCCAGCGCTGCCGTTCATCGTCCAGGTCGGCGCCGTCCAGTGAGTAGATGGCCATGGGTGGGTGACCCTCCTCAGATGATCGCGGCCAGTCGCAGCCCCTCGGCGACCTCATCGCGCGTCTTGGAGTCCGGCTTGGCCTGCGGATAGTTGTTGGTGATGTTGATTGTAGCGCCTGATTGGCGTCCCTTATCAAACGACCCAGAGGACTCGGGCGCCGGGTTCGGCCGGCCGGTCGAGGCGCGCGCCGGGAGCGGCTGCACGTTCGCGCTAAGCCCGATCGTGGCGGGCTTGGACAGGTCCTCGGTCAGGCCCTGGAGCGAGGAACGCACGGCCCCGTACTGACTCTCCAGGCCCTTGATGAGGCCCTGCATGATGAGCTCACCGGCCGGCGTTAGCAGCACCTTGTCGACGGGGGCGGGGCCCTTCCAGGAAGGCAGCATGCTGGTCAGCGAGGAGAGCTTGTTCCTCACCGAGGAGAACATGGAGGTGATCCCGTTCAGGAGACCCTGGATGATGCTGACACCCGCGTTCCACAGCCACGACCCGGCTCCCGAGAATACGTTACGGATGCTCGAGGGGATGGTGCGAACCGTGTTCAGCATGCTGCTGATCTGGCTGGAGACTGCGCTCACGATCCCGCTCCACATGGAGGACGAGATACTCATGACAGCCGACCAGCCGTTGCTGATGAGGTTCCGAACCCCGCTGATGGCACTAGAGACGGTGGAGGTGATCGAGTTCCAGACGGACTTGATGGTGTTCCACACGGAGTTCCAAGCCGTGGAGGCCATCGACATGATGCTGTTGCCGAAGACCCCAAAGGACCCCTTGATGAGGTTCCAGATACCCTCACCGATCGTCTTGATGCCATTCCAGGCACCTGACCAGTCGCCCTGAATGACGGCGAGGACGGTCTCGATGATGCCCTTGATAACCTGGATCGCACCAGTCACGGTAGACATGATCGAGTTCCACGACGCCATCACCAGGGGCATGAGCCACTGCATGACCTGACCCACCAGCTGGATCGCCGGGATCAGGGCCGAGGCCAGAGTCTGCACCAGGGAGACGATCGGCGGCAGAATCTGCGGCAGGTACTCGGAGATGATCGGGGCGAGCTGGGCGATGATCTCCGAGATCACCGGGATCAGGGCTTGGATCACCGGCAGTAGCGCGGCTCCCAGCTGCTCGATGACGGGGACGAGGATCGGGACCAGCTGCTGGAAGATAGGGGCCAGCCCCTCGACCAGCTGAGCGACCAGCGGAGCAACGGCGGCGAGAAGCGAGCCGGCCACGGTAGCGACGGCGCCGAACGCCTGGCCGAGCGCTGGCATGGCCGGGGCGAGCGCCTGCACGGCCGTCAGGACGCCCTGGAAGAACGCCGTCAGGCCGCCCTGGAAGGCGGGGTCCTGGAGGGCGGCGGAGATGCCCTTGAGCCCGGTCTCAATGATCTGTCCCACGAGGGGGAGGATCGTCGAGAGCGTCGGGGCCAGGGAGGTGAATGCCTGCCCGAGCGAGCCCACGCCGGCGAAGGCGTGCGAGGCGGCGTCCCCCATCGCGCTGAAGATAGTGGACAGGGTGCCCTGCCACAGCGGCCCGTTCACGGCCTTGTTCGCGCTGTCGAGTGCCTTGGCGATGGAGTCGATGGGGGCCGATCCGGAGGCCATGGCCTTGAAGACCCCGCCCAGGATGCCGCCCAGGTCGAAGACGATGTCCTTCAGGGTCCCGAATGTCTTGGCGGCGGCCTGGATGGCCTGATCCATCTCGCCGGAGGCGGTCTTGGCCTGCACCCAGTTCTGGAAGCTGTAGGCGACCTCGTTGGCCCACGACGCGATCGACGGCAGGTACTTCGCGCCGACCTCGCCCAGCGTGAGCAGGGCGTCGGTGAAGGCCCCCGCACCGTCGCCGCCCAGGTCCATGGCCTCGGCCAGGTAGCCGAGCGACGCCTGGAAGCCGGGAATGTGGTCCTGCGCGGCGGACGCGACGGCCGACGTCATGGAGCCCATGGCCGAGGCCACGTCTGAGATGGCCGGGGTCAGTGCGTCCAGGCCGTTGACGATGAGGGAGCGCACCGCCCCCTCAGCCTCGCCCCAGAACGACGTTGAGATGGAGTCCTGAAGGGCGCTGAACGCTGGGCCTAGGTCCTCGAGCACCGTGGAGGCGTCGACCATGGCGGCCGCGAAGATGCCGATCCCGGCCGCGGCCGTGCCCAGGATGCCGGGCATCGCGAGCAGCGCGGGGAGGGTGTGAGCGATGCTCACCCCGAACTGGGCCACTGTGCCGATACCGGCCCCGGCGATGGAGGTCAGGCCGAGGATCGCGGTTCCGGCCCCGGCTGCCTTGACCGCGAAGGTGTCCAGATTCGTGAACAGCTCGTTGAGCGAGTTCTTCAGGCCGGAGAAGATGTTCCCGCCGCCGAGGGCCTTGAGCTGCGCAGCCACCTTCGCCAGCGACGCCTTGGCGAGGCGGGCGTGGATGTCTACGAAGTACGGCTTCTTGGTCAGCCGGGCCAGGTCGAATCGGGCCTTCCCGTCGTCCAGATCGGCATTCACTGTCGCCTTGCCGTCGAGCTTGTTGAGCTCGTGCTTCAGCTTCTTCTTGGATGCCTCGGACAGGTGAGCGTGGGCCTCGATGTCGCCGCCGAGCTTCCGCAGCTCCTCCTGAATCTTCTTCCGAGAGGAGTCGTCCAGCTCGGCGTCAGCCTTGATCTTGGCGTCGATCTTGGCGATCTGCTCCTTGAGCTTGCGCTGGGCCGCCTTCTCCAGCGAGACGTCCACGCGTACGTCTGACTTGATGTTGGCGATACGCTCCTTGATCTCGGCAACGTCCTTGCCGTCGATCTCGACCTTGGCGTCGATGGCGGCCTCGGTCTTGCGGATCGCCTCAAGGGCCTTGCGCCGGGACTTCTCGTCAAGGTCCACGCGGGCCTTGATGGCGGCCTTCATCTCGTCGAGCTCACGCCCAAGCTTCGCCACGGCGTTGTCGTCGAGGACCGGCCGGACCGGAGTGCGCCAGTCGGCCTGGCGGAGCTTCTGCTTGATCTCCTCCAGGTCACGCTTAGAGATGCCGACGTCGGGAGAGGCCTTGGTCTGGGAGATCGCCGTCTCGATGCGGCGCAGGTCCTTCGGATCGATGCGGGCGTTGACCTGAAGCACGAGCCCGTCGAGCGCGTCCTTGACGGAGTCGCGCATCTCGCGCGCCCACTTCTCGGCCGCGCGCTCGATGCGCTTGCCGATCTTCTTGAGGCTCTTCTCGATGCCACGCTCAGCGTCGCCACGGAAGTCGCGCGCGTCAGCGCCGACCTCTACGACGACCTCGCCGATCTTGTCTGCCACGGGCTACCCTCCCCGCTCGTACGTCGAGCGGGCGGCATCGCGGCCCGACTCCTGTCTGAGGCCATGATACCGCCCGCATAGGCGTGTCCTATAGGTGCTGTCACATCCCGAGGGCCGACTTAAGGGACCCGAACCCGCTGGCCTCGTTGCCTGAGTACCAGGGGCTGCGCGGATCGCTGACCTCGACTCCCTTGGGCGGGAGCCACAGGTCCCTCTTCAGCTTCTCGGTAGCGCCCTCGTCCTCGGCGTTGCGGGTGAGAATCCACCACATGACGTGGCAGAACCGGTTCAGGGGCAGGGTCTCCAGGTCGATCCCGTGCCCGAGGCAGAACCCGTCGATGTAGTCCCACTCCGCGTGCGCCGAGGCCAGGAGGCGCCAGATCACGTAGGAGGGTTCTCCCCAGCCTCCCCCATGACGGCGGAGATGAGGTCGGTCAGGTCGGGGATGTCGAGGTCGTCGGCGGGGTTCTTGAGCCGCTTGACGACCTCGGCGCCGGTCTCCTTGCCGAATAGGACGTGGCACCACTTCGACAGGCCCTCGATGATCTTCTCTGAGTCCTCGTCGGCATCCTTGAGAGCCTGGGACAGGAAGATGGCGACAGCGGACTTGGGCGGGCGGACCTTGTACTCGGTACCGACCAGTTCAACGGTGAGGGATTTCCGGGTCTTGCCGGGGATCGTGATAGTAGCCATGAGGCGATTCTAATGGAAGTCAGAGGGCTTGATAAGCCGTACCGCGTCCCGAACGAAGTGGGCGCCCTTGATGCCCTTGACCCACTTGGCGAAGACGGTCTGGCTTGAGCCCTTCGGGGTGAAGACCATGCGCGACGCCTTGACCGGCCCGTGCGGCCGGGTGCCCTTCTCCTGGTAGGCGGCGTACGGTGTACGCGCCCCGATCTCGAAGGTTGGGTTGAGCGGGTGCTTTCCGGGAACGCGTTCAATGGTGACGGAGTTCACCATCCTGCCCGAGTTCACACGCCCCTTGGCACGGATGTTGCGCTGGATTCGACCCTGCGTGCGTTTGGAAGCCTTCAGGGCGGCCTGTTTAGTGATCTGGGCCACCTTGTGCTCTTGGATGGGGCCCTTGAACCGTACTCTTACGTGAACCATCTCACACCGCAACCCTCCCTGAGGTCAGGGGCAGCTGAGCCGGACCGTGAAGGTCCACTCACCGGCGACGCAGCCGCCGTCGGGGCCGGAGGCGTCCCACTCCATCGAGTCCGCGTTCGTGGATGACGTGAGGAACTTGCCCAGGTCAGCCATGTCCTGATGCAGGACGGACGCGTCCGCCGTCAGGTCGAAGGGGCGCGGCCCGCGCCCTCGGTCGTCCACGACCTCGACGCAGCGCAGCGTGCCGAGGGCGTAGGTCGCGGCCCAGTAGCGCACCGAGCATGCCTCGCCGTCGGCGGCGCGGGGGCCGAAGACGGGGGAGACGGAGACGGTGCGAACGTAGAGGTGCCCTGCGCAGCACTCGTCCCACGCCACCTCAGCGCCAGGGGCGACGTAGGCCTGCGAGACGGCGTTGGACAGGGCGGCCGCCCCGCCCTTGAGCAGGGCGAGCGCGGTGGAGTGGACGACCGACGGCGTCGGGGAGGCGACTCGGCCTGACAGGGCCGCGTAGTCCTCGCTCTGAGCGCGGTTGCGGCGCGTCAGGCGCGGCGCGGGGCTCACCAGATCACCCCGCCGCGACGGTTGGAGGGCTGGCGGCGCACGTAGTCGTCGGGGTTGTAGGCCCGAGCGGCCTGGCGCGGCTTGCGGATAGAGGCGACCCAGGAGTCCACCAGCCAGATGCCGGTGCGGCCCTCCTGCATCTCGTCGAAGTCGTCCTGCACCTGCACGGTGACGCCCTGCCGAGTGACCGACTGGAGGCGCGCCGGGAGGGCGCAGTCGCGGTCCATGCAGGCAGCCTTGGCCAGCTCCAGCGCGAGCACGCCGGCAGCGACCTGCCCGCCCTCAGGGACGGGGACGCCCTGGGAGTAGCGAATCTCCCACGTGCCCTCCTCAGTCGTAGGCCGCGAGAGGTCTTGTACCGGGGGGAATACAAGCGGAACGTCGGGTCCGAGCGGTGAGGTACGTCCTGTGAGCTGGAGCACGGAGTGGTTGATGAGTCGGTACGCGCCCAGCGGGAGCACCTTGCCGTTGACCGTGACCTGGTGCACGCGGTGGACGTTCCCAGGCAGGCGGATGGCCGGCGTCCCTGAGGTGTGCGTGCAGTAGGGGCCGCACACGCCGCAGACGACGTCGTGCAGCACGCCGCCCAGGCGGAACGGGAGGAAGCCTCGCAGATAGTCCTGCGACTGGTAAGTAGGCGGCGGCACGCAGTCGGCAGGCTCGGGCCGGATGACGACGATGTCGGTCCCGAACCGTCGCCCGGTCCACTCCCAGAGCAGCTGGGTCGCCATGGCCTCGAAGGTGTGCTGCTGCTCGGGGCGGCCCGCCTCGTCCAGGTACTCCTTCAGGTCCTCGCACGCGCTGTAGGAGACCGGCCAGTCTCCAGGCCCATAGCCTCTCTCGATGTCCTGCATGCCCTCTCCTACAACGCGTGCGTGGTGCGGGATGGCTACGCCGCCGGATATAGGCGGTGCCCGCACGGATGAGTATACCTATAGGCGGCGCCTAAGGGCCGTAGAGGCGGTTTCACGTGAAGCCGGTACGGTGACAGCCCCGCAGGGCGTTTGTGCGCTCTACGGGGCTGTCAGTGCCTCTGATGGGGATATATCAGGGGACGGTGACGGGCTGGTCGCTGTCCGGCGGGGGAGCGAGAGCCGTGTCGATCATGAGGAGGTGGTCGAGCGGGTCGAGGGCGGTGGGGAGCTTCGCGTTGACGAAGCCTCCGCCGCCGGCGTTGGCCTTCTTGACCACGTCGTAGGGGCCGACGCCCCAGGCGTTGCCGGACTTGGTGACGGCTCCGGTCATGGAGAACGAGATCGCGTCCTCACCCGTGACCTCGATGTCGCCGACGGTGCCTGCGGTGATGAAGGGCAGCAGGAGGTAGCCGCTGGCGTCCTCGGCGCCAGCGGCGCAGGCCTGGCCCGACAGCCCGGTCCACAGCTCGAGCGCGAACTTCTTCTCGATCTTGCCGTAGGCGACCTTGAAGCCCGCGGTGTCGCCCGCGTGGTCCAGGTACTTCGTGGCGTTGGTCACGATGTCGAGGACGGAGGGGTTCACGCCGCAGAACTCGAGCTCAACCGTGAAGTACTTGAAGGTGTTGGACTGCTTCTCGTTGACGCACAGAGAGCCGTCGGCCTTGCGGACCGTGATCTCCGTGCCGTCCTCGACCTCGGCGGCGAGCTTGACAGACACGAAGCCGGAGGTGGCTACCGGCTTGTGCTGCGCCTTGTCGAACTTGCCGCAGGTGTCCAGCGGGGTGACGCGGATGCGCTTCCCCAGCACTGGTGTGTATGAGTGCGTCTTAGCCATGGCTCAGCGCATCCTTTCCGTTGGTGTTGGAGTTGGTTGGTTGGTAGGTCATCTGGGCTCAGAACGTCCGTGGCTTGTAGGTGCCCGAGCCGGGGTCGGTGCGGACCTGAACCTTGTAGGCGTCATCGAAGTTGTAAGCGATGACGTACTGGCGCTCGGCGACGGCCGTCAGGTCGTTCGTGCCCTTGTCGAAGCCTCCGGCCGCGTTGGTCGACGTGAAGACGTCCCCGCGGTAGATCTGAATCGGGCCCGTGGAGACAATGACCGGAGGCTTGTCGACGAAGCCGTACCCGGCCACGACGGGAGTGCCCATCTTGGTCCGGAACGTGCCGTCAGGCAGGCACTCGAACATCTGGCGGGCCGTCAGCAGGCCGCACAGGCGGCGCGAGACGTGGAAGGTCGGCTTGATCCCGGGGGTGCGGGCGTAGTGCTCCGCGGCATTCCACGAGCTCTCGGCGTCCTGAGGGCCTGAGTTGTTGGCCCACTCCTGGACGTTGATCAGGGCGGGGCCCGCGCCCTTGACGCCGGACCACAGGGCCTTCTCGACCTCGTACTCCTCATACTGGGCGAGGCGCTGCGCCGCGATGGCGACGGCCTCCTCAGGAGTGTGGTCGAGCGGCGTGGTGCGGAACACGGCGTAGAGGGTCAGCGGCTCCAGGGACTCCAGAGTCACGCCCCGCGGGGTGTCCAGGGTCTTGGGCAGGCCCTTGACGGTGCCCGGCTTCTGATACTGGCCGATAGAGCCGATGTCGGTGCGCGCGACGTCCTCCCACGTGACCCCGTTCTCCCAGCGGATCGAGGAGTCCTCGATCGGGGCGAACTGGGAGAACAGCCCGCCAGTGGGACGCTGAGTGACCGGCGCCTCTATGCGCTGCTTCGGTGCGATGATGGGCATCTGTCCTCCTTGCTGGACGGTGACTGGCTAGGGATGGTCACGGGGCGGGCGGGGACTTGCCGCCGCCCGCCCCGGAGTCATCACTTGGCCGGGTCAGCCGTGCCGTTGGCGAGGAGCTTGATGCCGGTCCCGGTGCCGCCGTTCGGGTTGATCGGAACCGTCACGACGCGGGCGTCGTGACCGCGCTTGGCGACCAGGTAGCCCTCCTCGGTGAACAGGGCGGTGTAGTCGTTCTGGCCGAGCAGGACCGAGTCGTAGACGGTGTCCAGGGTGATGACGTCCTGGCCGCCCTTGACGAAGGTGCCCGCCGAGTAGAGCAGGAACTTCAGGCTGGAGCCCCAGACCTTGAAGGCGGAGGCGTCGCCGGTGAGGGCCTGCCAGTCGTAGACGAACTGGGGGTTCACGCCGCGGGCCTTGAACCAGGCGTCGATGCGGGCGTCGTTGACGTCGGTGAGGTCGACGCCCTGGCGGCGGGACAGGTCGGTGCGGATGGCTCCGTGGACCCAGTAGGGGAAGACCGCCTCAAGGGTGGTGGAGCGGGACAGGCGCTGCGCGTAGCGGTAGTGCTCGACCTGAAGCTCGATGGCGGTCAGGATCGGGGCGGCGGCGCCGATCTGGCCGGCGTCCATGGAGACGGCGGTGGACTGGCGCTCCATGGAGGCGATGATCCGCTCGCTCATCTTGTGCTCGTGAGCGACGAGGGCGCCGCGGATGGTGCGGGCGACCAGCTCGGGGTAGCCGCGCTGCTGGAGCAGGTTGGCCTGGATGTGGAGGCCGGCTGCGGAGAGGCGGACCTCCTCGAACTCGGTGCAGGGCACGCTGTAGACGGGCTTGGGGCCGACCTTGTTGGCGCCCTGGTTGGCGGCGTCGGGCAGGTACTTGCCCGCCTTCGCCTCCTCCTCGGTGAAGTTGAAGGAGGGAGCCGCGTAGAGGTCTGCGAACTTGGGGCCCTTGGTGAACTTGATGCCGCCGCGGGTGACGTTGATCTCAGGCAGGGAGATCAGGCCGTCGCGGGACTCGTCCTCGAGCAGGTCGTAGACGGTCTCGGAGGGGGCGCACCAGCCGCCGGCTGCGACGAGGGAGCCGCCGGGCAGGTTCTTCTCGTTGACGGCGAAGGCCATGGCGGCGTCGGCCGACTCGGGAGAGGAGACGGTGGCGCGCTCATCGAAGTGCTTGCGCACGACGGCGAGGCTGTGGCGCTCGCTCATGGCGCGGCCGGCGCGGGCGGCGGCGGCGTAGGCGCCGGAGTTGAAGCCCTGGAGGCGGCGGTCGAGGGCGACGGCCAGGTCCTCGAAGGAAGCGTCGCTGTCAGCGGCGAAGCCGGGAACGTCGGCCACGGTCATCCGGGCCTTGGGGGCGGTGTCCTCCACGGAGGTCTCCTCAGTGATCGCAGGTGCGGGGGTGTGAACGTGCCGACGGATGCCGGACAGCTTGATGGGGCCGCGGGGAGCGGCGGCGGTGACGGCCTCGGCCTCAGGCTCGCCGTCAACCTCAGTGGCGGGCTCGACGTCGGCCGCGGCGGCCTTGGCCTTCTTCTCGGCCTCCTCGGCGGCCTTTTTCTCAGCCTCGGCCTCGGCGATGTCGGCCTCGGCCTCCGCCTTCTCCTCGGCAGGGGTGTCGTCCTCGTCATCGTCAGTCGGGGCGGGGGCGGGCTTGTCGGCTCCGACCTTGGCGGCCATCTCGGCGGCCTTGGCGGCACGCTCGGCAGCGGCCTGCTCGCGGGCGCTGATCTCAGCGGACAGGACCTCGATGCCGTCGGTCAGGGTGCCGAGCGTGGCCAGGTCCTCGTCGGTGAACTCGCCGCCGGCGTAGAGGGTCTGGAAGGCGTCAACGGCCTTGGAGCGCAGGTCGCCGAGGTCGGCGGCGCTCAGGTCGGACAGGTTCTCGGGAATCTCCAGGTCGAAGGTCTCGACCGGAGCGTCGTCCGCCTGGTCGGCGAAGACGGTGATGTCGAAGTGCTTGCGCATGTTTAGGGGTCCTCCGTGTCTCGTTGCTGGGCAGGGTTCCCGTCCCCAGCGGGGTACACACGAGGCCCTGCTGCCATGCCGTTGGCTCAAAGGATACACCTATGAGTGAGACAACCCTCCATAGGGGTAGACAAAACCCCTCACCGCCATGAGCAAACGGTGAGGGGTTCTGCCTGATCCACCCAGCGTCAGGAGTCCATGAGACCTCTAACGGGGACCATCATAGCCGATGGTGATGGGTGGCGCTACGCCTAGAAGCGAGTGATCGGGGAGGAGTCCTTGGAGCCCTCTCCCGGCAGCGTGCCGTCGGCCAGCGGCCGGGGCTCGGGACCTACCGGAGGGGTTGTAGTACGTCCACATCCGCATCCCATGGTCTCTGTTCCTTTCCTCAGATGGACCCGAGACGGCGCGCCATCTGCGCCGCCTTCGCCAGTGTACCCGCACGCTCGACCCGGGCACGCATCTTGTCGGCGGCCGTCGCGCGCTGGAGGTCGCGGCGGCGCTCGGACTCCGCCAGGCGCTTCAGATACGAGATGTCGCCGAGCGTGAGGCCGTCTCCCCGCATCCGGCTCGACGGGTGTGCGGCGCGCGCGGCGGAGTCGTCGTGGGCCACGACGCCCGAGGCCTGGAGGGAGCGGACCTCGCCGGAGGCGAGCAGTCCCTGCGGGCGGGGCACCGGGAAGCCGGGGACGTTGACGGCGAGCGCGCCGACGAGCTCGAGCGAGCCCCTGATCGTGCGCCAGTCCCCGGAGATCGGGGCGGAGCGGGCCACCCGGACCTGCTCGGAGGTGATCCCGGGGCGCAGGGAGCCTGCGACCCAGATGCCGTAGGCGTCCTCGCCGGCCGCGACGTCGGCGAAGACGGTGCCGGTGTTGTCATAGTGCTCGGCCGCGGCGTTGGCGGAGTCCCGTGGGCCGGCGTGCCCGGTCCCCATTGTGAGATGCCCCACAGCCACGGAGGTGCCCTCGGCCGTGCGCAGCGCGCCGGTGCGGAAGTAGGCGTAGTTCGAGGGGCTCGTGGGAGGCTCCACGCACTTCCCGATCTGGCCGATGTGGCAGGTTCCCCAGGCGGCGATGTGGCCGTAGACGCGGCCGTCGTCCTCGACCACGAGGGCGGTCGGGCCGGTCAGGGCCGGGTCCTTGAACCACGCCTCTGGCGGGGCGGTGGGAATAGCCGCGGCGGTCAGTGAGTCGCGGCTCAGCGGGTCGGCGTCCTCTGAGCGCGCCATTTTCTCCTCAGAATCGCCATTTTCGTCGAGCTCGGGGGGCTCGGGGGTGCTGGGGGCCTGCCCGGCGGCGTAGACGCGGGCCGTGGCGAAGGCCGGGACGGCTACGAGGGTGGCGGCGCGCAGCCGGGCCGACTCAATGACGGTCAGCTCGTCCGAGGACGACATGGCCGCGACCTTGACCCGGCCCTCGAGGTCGGCCTCGCCGTCGGAGTCGTTACCGGAATCTGCGACGCCGGCCTCAGACATGTCCGCCTTCGCCATGATCCTGAAAGTCACGTCATCGGTGTCGATGGAGACGCCGTTGGACACCTGCTCACTGACCTGCCGGAACGCCTCAGCGCCTACGGCGGAGCCGAGGTCGAAGGTGCCGGTGGCGTAGATGTCACCACCGTCTCGGCGCTCGACGGTCTCGATCCGGCCGCAGACCTCGGCGCCGTCGTGGCCTCCCACGTCCTTGAACGCCACGCGCAGCGGGATGGGGAGGTCATCCCAGCGCAGGGCGCCGTCCTCGATCATCCGGCCGTCGCCGGTCATCTCGCCCTCGCGGGCGATGACGCCCTCCCAGCGGCCGTCGGGCCCCGCCTCCGCGGCCTCGGGGGTGGGGATGGTGTCTCCGGCGGGCTTCTCGCGGAGGTCGGAGAACTCGCCCACGCGGCGGGCCGTCTCCTCGATTCGTAGCTTCATGGCGGTCCTTTCGATGGCTGAGAACGGGTACTTGGCGTTGACGGCCGGGCTCGGGTGCGGCCGGGCGTCGGTCGGGATGAGGATGCAGCGGCAGTTCGCCGTCTCCTTGAGCGGGCCTGCGGGGTCGCCGGGGTAGAGCAGGAGGGAGTCCCCGACGTGGAACGGGGTACCGAGGTCCTGCACCTGGCCGTCGGCGGCGACGTGGGTGGGTCGGACCCGGTTGTCGTGAACCGTGACCCAACGCAGCCGGCCGCGCTTGCGAGCCAGGTCCGAGGTCGCCATGCGGTGGGCGGCGTTCGCCGTCGCCGCAGTGCGGGCCAGTGTGCGAAGGCGGGCCGCGTAGGCGGTCGTGGCCTCCCCCTTGCGGCGCGAGGTGCCGAGCATCTTGCCGAGCTCGATCTTCGTCTTGCGCTCGCCCCAGCCCTCCGAGGCGGCGCGCTTGAGCAGGTTGCGGACGTCCTCGTAGACGGCGACCGGCAGACCGGAGTCCTCGAGGATGCGCTGCACGGTCGCGTACTGGGGAAGGCGGCGCCGGCCGCGGCCGTCACGGACGAGGTCGCGGATGGCGGCCTGCCACGCCGAGCGGACCGACGTCCAGGCGAAGGGGTTCGGCACTCGGTCGCCGGCCGCCGTCAGGACCGGAGAGTCCAGGGCGTCCTCGGCCAAGGTGCGAACGCGGCGCAGGAAGTCGTTGAGGACCGGCTCGGCCAGGTCGAGGTACTGCTCCTCGATCGCGTCGCGCCATTCCGACACGACTGACTGGTCCTCCCAGTCCGCGGGGCCCTCGGCCAGGAGGTCGATGTCGGTGCGGGCCATCACCGGACCTCCTCAAGGGACGCCCGGTTCAAGCTGGGCGTGCGGATGAGGGCGTTCTCTGGCAGGACGTAGCGAAGAGCCGTAACGAGGCGGTCCAGCCGGTGAGGGACACCGTGCGTAGCGACCTGAGTCACGTAGGCGTCCAGCAGAGTCACGACCCGGCCGGACTCGACGCCGGGGCAGCCGTGGTTGTCCAGCAGGGCCGGGACGACGTCCCACGCCCCCTTCGTGGCCTTGCTCACGGTGACGGCGTCGGTCGGCCACAGGACGTGCGCCTCGTGGAACGGCCGGCCCTTGAGCGCGTTGAAGCGGGCCCGGTCGGCGCGCACGACACGCTTGCCGACGGCCTCGAGGGCCTTGACCACGAGGACGTCAACGACGGCCACGAGCGCCGTAGCGTCAACGTCCCGGCCGTGGGCGGTCAGCCGCGCGTCCGGGTTGCGGCGAGTAGCGGCCGACGCCGCCGCGTAGGCGCGGGCGGCGTCGGCTGCGGGTGGGGGAGGTGTCATGGGTTCTCCTGAGACGGGTGTCAGGCCCCGGCCGGGGCCGTCATGGATGACTCTGGGCGGGCGTCACCGGATGAGATCGGCGCCTCGCTACCCGGCACCCTACCCGGCTCGGCCGCGTCGGCGCCACTCGGCGGGCGGCCGGGGCCGTCCTGATCGGGCTTGGGCGCGTCCTCCTGAGAGTCGGTGGGGAGGGTCGGCGGCAGGGCGAGCTCCCGCAGGGCCTGCGACGGGGCCGAGTAGTCGCCCTTGTACGCCTTGAGAATCTCCTCGGTCAGCGGCCCGATACCGATGGTCCCCATGAGGTCCGGCCGCTTGGAGACCATGGCGAGGGCCTGCATGAGGGCTCGCTCGTCCAGGGGCTTGGCGTCCGAGTCGTCGAAGCCGGACGCCTCGCGAAGCGCCTCGTCCGACACGGCGCCGGCGCGGTGGAGGTTGAGTGCCTCCTCCGAGCGGTTCGGCCGGGCCACGAGGGCGGAGACGTCGTAGCCGACGGACAGGGTGCGGACCTCGTCCTCGCTCAGGCCCGCCGAGAGCAGGACCGGGCGCAGGTACTGGCTGGTCAGCGCGTCGCAGATGAGGGCCAGGACCGGCTCGATGTGCGTGGTGACCGTGTCCTCGCGCGTCAGCCACGCGCCCCAGTGGTTCATGGCGCCCGAGCCGAGCAGCAGCTCGGGCGGAGCGTCCTGGGCCAGGGCCAGGCGCCGGATCGCCTCGTCCCGAAGGTCGCGGGCGCCGGAGTCGAGGGCCGTGGAGAACGTGAGGTGGCTCATCTTGTCCGCCGCCTCGTCAGGCACGGTAACGACGAGTGGCACGACGGCCGAGGCGTCGTCCCGGTTCTCGATGGGGCGGAGCATGGAGTCCATGAGCGCGGCCACGAACGGGTCCGGCGCACCGTAGGCACTGGAGTCCGCCGCGTCCGAGGCCAGCGCGGCCGAGGCCGAGGAGGGCACGACGAGGATGCCGGCGCCGGCCAGGCGGGAGTCGATCTGGGCGCTGATGTGGCGGGTCAGGCCGATGAGCTCGCGCAGGATCGGCAGGCAGGCCCGCGTCGGGCTGTCCGCCTCCCAGTAGCGGGCCGGGTGCGGGCGCCAGACGCGGACCATGTAGACCTCATCGGCTGAGACCTCGACAGGTGACGAGCCGTCGGTGCCCAGGTTCAGCCGCACGCGGCGCCCGTCCTGACCGACGGCGGAGACCTCGGTCACGGCCAGCACGCGCCACACGAGATCGGTGAGGGCCGGGTCCGGTGAGGGGGCGGTCACCGCCGGGGCCGAGGACGGCGAGACCTCGTCGATCACGTGGCGCGGCACGCCGACGAGCCACCCCTCGCCGGCCACGAACAGGTTCGTCGCCAGGCGCTGGAGCATCTGCCCGAGGTCCTGCTGCGAGGCGCCGAGCGCCGCGAGGACCGCCTCGGCCAGCTGCGCGGTGCGTGTAGGCGCGGTGTCGGTCACGTCGGTCGCGTCGTCTCGGAGGGACGAGTGCGGCCCCGAGGCCGGCTTGTGCTGGACGTAGAGGCGGGCCTGGCTCAGCCGGCCCGACAGGGTCGAGGCCAGGAAGCGCTCCTCGCCGACCTCGTCGTAGGCCGCCCACGCCTCCGCCTGCCACGAGCGCGAGCCGAGCGCTGCCGCTTCGCGCGAGGCGCCGGCCGGGGACGCGGTGCGGGAGCGGGCGGCAGCCGCTGCGGGCCGGGAGGCCGCTGCGGTCAGGGCCGGGGGCTGCTGGACGATGACGCCGCGGCGGGCCAGGGCGCGGGAGCGGTAGGCGTCGAGGCTGGAGACGGTCGCGGCTGAGGCGCGGGGTGCGGGTGCTGCGGTCACTTCGAGTCCTTCGTCGCGGTAGGTGCAGCGGCCGGGGCGGCCGAGTCGATCCGGTGCGAGACGTGGCCCACGGCGTAGGCCGCCCCGAGCGTGGCGGCGCCGGCGCGCAGGGCGCGGCCGAGCGGGGAGGTGCGTGACCGGCGGCCGGAGCGGGAGGACGTGAGGGCCAGACCGGCGCCGATGACGATCGTGGCCTGGGTGCCGACGCAGAACGGGCAGTCCAGGGCGGAGACGAGGCGGTGGCGCCAGGCACGGGCGGGCGCGGCGTAGCCGAAGGGGTGCGGCCCGTCGGGGTCGTTCCGGGAGGCCCACCGCTTGGCGGGGTCGGCCAGGACCCAGCCGCCCAGGACGTCGGTGGTGGCGAAGCGGGTGACGCGCAGCGCCGCGCCGGCGAGCAGGGCCGCGTCAACGGCGAGCAGGGTCGCGTCGGTGAGCGCCTCGCGGGCGCCCGAACCACGTGAAGTCGGGGCTGAAGGTGACATGTATGCTCCCATACAAAAGGTTGAGGGTGGTTTATATGTGCAGATTATAGAGGGGTCAAGCCACCCCCTCCCCTATCGATCTCGCCGTGAACATCGAGAAACCCTATGGGTGGGAGGCGGACGCCTTCGGTCGGGGCCCGCCTGTCAGGCCTGCCTATCGATCCCTTAGGTGGTCCCTATGGCCGGCGTGCCGGCGCTCGTGGTAGACCCGGCCCGGGCTCGAGGGGCCGTGCCCGTGCCCTTGCTCGTGCCCGTGCCCTTGCCCGTGCTCGAAGGGGCGGTTGGCCCGCCCGCCCCGCCGACGCCCCTCCTCAGGCCGCCACCGCCACCGCCACCGCCCCGGCCATCGTGCCCATCGGACTTTCCTATGAGTGGACGGCTTTGCGCTCGCGGCCCCTATCGGTGGAGCGAAGCCGCAGGCCGCAGGCCGCCCGCCCCGGCTCGAGGGCGCGTCGCTCGGGGATGCCTTAACCGTGACCCAGGTCACCTGCCGCAGCCGCTCATCCAGCCCCTTCGGGCTTGCACTCACTACGTATGACTGCATACACTTAACCCATGAGCAACGACAAGACCGAGGTCCTCCCCACCACCACCACCGCCGCCGCCGCCGCCACCGCCGCCGCCCCGGTACGCCGATCCATCCTCCGCGCCGCGAGCGCCCAGCCCGAGCGGCCGGCCGCCCCCTTCGCCGACTGGCGCGGCCAGGCCCAGACCGAGGAGCTGCCGGCCATCGCAGCCCGCCCCGCGGTCGGCCGCCCCACCCTCAGCTGCGAGAGCCGCGAGAGCCGCTCGCGACGCTCGCGCGTTAGCACACACCGCA